GAGGGTATCTGCTACACAAGGCAGAGGTAAAAAGACAAGTCAAGGTAGAGGTAATGTTGCTTTCTCTACCATGAACAAAAACAAGAAAAGCAACTTTAAAAAATATCGAGGGCAAGGTAAATGAACGACCAACCAAAAGAAAAAAGAATAACAGTTAAAATTCCTGAGAGACATTTAACATGGATTATAAAAAACTATCTTAAAGCTAAACAAGGCACTACAAGTTTGTTTGAATATGGTGGTATAGATATCCAAGAGGTACATGCCATAGCAGACTTACTGTATCATCTTAACGAAGCATTAAAAATTGAGGAGGATGAGTGAACATATTTTATTTTGATGAGTGTCCGACTATATCAGCAGAAGCACAGCCTGATAAGATGTTAGTCAAGATGCCATTGGAAACAGCACAAATGTTATGCACAGCACACCGAGAGTTAGATGGTGATGAGTACGCTGACAAACATGGTCTTTACAAAAGAGCCTATTGGAATCATCCTTGTACTATCTGGGCAAGAGAATCTAGTTCTAATTACTCATGGTTGTATCGACACTTCCTAGCATTAGGCTTGGAGTATGAGTACAGGTATGGTAGAAAACATTCAAGTGTTGTCAAGCTAGAAGAACCATTGAGTAAAATGCCTGACAACATTACACATACAAGTCTAACACCACTAGCACAGGCTATGCCTGAGGAGTATAAAAATGAAGATGCTATTGTTGCTTATCGTGATTATTGTATTAACGAAAAACACTATGCCAAATGGGAACGAGGTCGTGATAAGCCTAGTTGGTGGCATACACAACACGAGGAAGTTGCATGAAAATTAAAATAAAAGAAACACCACGACTACCTTATAAATATTTAAACGAAGAAGAGTATAATAAACTTTGTTCCAAACTGGCCAAAGAATATATACAAAAATTAATTACAAACCAGGAGAAAAATGTATATCTATATGAACCCAGAAAGTGAGACAAGAGTTTTAACTCGTGATGAATACAGAATTTTTACAAATTTTACTAACGATAATTATAAAGATATGTATTCAGAGAAGGTTGGTTATGAAGTAAATTATAATCCAGGAAAGGATACTTTTACAGTCACATTACCAACTAATGATGTAATAAGTTTTGTTGATTTATTCAACGAAAGGGGTTGACTTTTTAGTCAGCAAGTGTATAATAACTAATGCAATAATGCCAAACCATAGGAGAAAATAAATGGCAATACAACAAGGAATAGCCTATTGGGCTAGTGTAAGAACACCTAATACCAAGTTCGAACCCTGTTATACAGTGGACTTAGTAGTAAGTGATGAGGTGGCAAATGACTTTGAAAGTCGTGGCTTCAGGGTAAAAGAACTGACAGTCAATGATGAAGTTGTTGGTCGGTCTATTAACTTTAAAAGAAAAGTCAATGGTCCAAATGGAATGGTTCGTAAAGCACCATTACTAATGGATGCTGATAAAGTTCCAATGGATGAAAACGTTGGGAATGGTTCTAAGGTTAGAGTTCAATACAATGAGTGGGAAGCCACTAATAAGTTTGGAACTTTCAAGGGCCTGGACTTTCAAGCCATGCAAGTAGAAGAATTAATTTCTTACAAAGCCGGAGATGGAGATGAGTTCGATACTATCGAAGGTGGCGAGGAATTCTAATGCAAATTACTATTCAAGACAATGTCTATGAGATAGACAATATCAGTGATGAAAAAATCAAATTAGAAGCTAGTGTTTTAATTGCTAAGATTAACCATCATAGATTATGTTTAGAGGGTTCTCAAATTCTAGTGAATACTTTTGAAACTAGATTGGGCGATGTTCTCAGACCAAGAGATGAAGCTTTAGTAGAACCTACAAGAGCACGAGATGAGAAGGGGCACTATATTGCAGACGACCCTTCAACTCCTGATGTAAATGAAGCTTGGGAAGGTGGTAAAAAACCATCTAAGTCTAAGTCTTCTTAATTCTAACCACGCTAGGACACAGATTAAGTTCTGTGCCTAGCTTTTTTTTGGGTCAAACATGGAAAACAATTTAAAATTTGTAAAGTATCATCAGCCTTGTCCCTCATGTGGTAGTAGCGATGCTCTATCACTCAACGAGGATGGGTCTGGTAAATGTTTTAGTTGTCATAAGTTCTTTCCTAGTATTGATAAACAATCTACATTTAAATCAAGCCAGGTAAAAACAAGGATGAAAGAAACAATAAAAGAACTGAATGCACATGGTGGTGTGTTCGCAAAATTAACAGATAGAAACATAGCAAAGGAGACTGCTGAAAAGTATGGTGTCAAAGTTGTCTATGATTCTAATGGTACGTTAGCTCAACATATATATCCTTTATATATTAACAATGAGCTTACGTCTAACAAAATTCGATACGTCAGGGATAAGAAATTTTCTTTTGATGTATCACCTAATGGTGTTGGACTTTTCGGTCAACAGTTATTCAAAGAGGGCGGTAAGTATCTTACCATAACTGAGGGAGAGTGCGATGCTATGGCAGCCTATGAACTACTTGGTAGTAAGTGGGCTGTCGTATCCGTTGTTAGAGGTGCAGCAGCAGCAGTAAAAGATATTAAAGAAAACCTTGAGTATGTAGAAAGCTTTGATAATGTTGTGCTTTGTTTTGATAAAGACAAACCGGGACAAGAAGCTGCTAAGAAAGTAGCAACGATATTAAAACCTGGAAAAGCTAAGATAGTAACTTTACCTAATGGTTACAAAGATGCTAACGACATGTTGAACAAGGGACTCTTCAAAGAGTTTACTAGTTCTTGGTGGGATGCAAAGGTTTACACTCCTAGTGGTATCATTCGTGTATCAGAAAAACAATCTGAGTTTCTTAATCGTGAAAGAAAAGAAAGCATTCCCTATCCTTGGGAAGGTTTAAATAAAAAACTGTATGGCTTGAGACAAGGAGAGCTCGTAACTTTGACGGGTGGAACGGGTCTTGGTAAGTCTAGTATTACGAGAGAGCTTGAGCATTGGTTAGTTAAAAATACTAACGATAATGTAGGAATCATAGCATTGGAAGAAGATTGGAAACGAACAGTAGATGGTATACTTTCTATTGAAGCTAACGCTAGATTATATGTAGACCAGGAGAGAGATAAGTTTGATAAAGAAACTATCATGGATATGTTTGATAAAATATTTTCTAATGATAAAGTATTTATCCATGCTCACTTTGGAACGAATGAGATAGATGATATCTTTGCTAAACTTAGATATCTTATTGTTGGATGTGATTGTAAGTGGGTAGTTGTTGACCATCTTCATATGTTAGTCAGTGCATTAGCAGAGGGAGATGAAAGAAGAGCCATTGATAATATTATGACTAGACTGAGAAGTTTAGTTGAAGAAACCGGGGCCGGATTAATATTAGTATCTCACTTGAGAAGAGTTGATGGAAACAAAGGTCACGAAAATGGAGTTGAAGTAAGTCTCTCTCATCTTCGTGGGTCTAACAGTATAGGACAGTTGTCTGATTGTGTTATTGCACTTGAAAGAAACCAACAATCCGATGACGATTTAGAAGCAAGGACAACAAAACTTCGTATACTTAAGTCAAGATATACAGGTGATGTAGGAATGGCAACTTCTTTAGTTTACGATAAAGATACGGGCAGACTTGCAGAATATTCTGATGCTGAATTATTAGGGGAAGAAGAAACACTTTTACCACTGTAGGATTTAATATGGAATTAGTTTTTGACATAGAAACAAATGGATTGCTTTTTGATTTCAAAGAAAAAGTTTGGGATGAAGAAGCTAAGAAAAATATTGAGGTTGTTCGACCTGCAGCCACAACAATCTTTTGTATTGTTGCAATAGATGAGAATGACAATGTATATTCATTTGAACCCCATCAAATTGATGAGGGTATTAAATTTTTAGCTGAAGCTGATAAAATAATTGGTCATAATATTATTGGTTTTGATATACCAGCTATTAAAAAACTTAAAGGGGTGGACCTGGACCCTGTCAAGACTTTTCCACCCCACCAGAGAGGGAGGTCATGGCATTGAAGCATGGGGTTATCGTTTAGGTGGTGTACAAAAAGTAGAGCATACAGATTGGACTCAGTATAGTCCAGAGATGTTAAAAAGATGTCAAGTAGATACTGTTATAAATAAAAAAGTTCTTGCAGCACTAAGAAAAGAAAGCCCTGGATTTTCTAAACAATGCATTGAGCTTGAACATTCTGTTGCCAAGGTAATTGCTGACCAACATGTTAATGGTTTTTACTTTGATGAAAAGTCAGCAACCTTTTTACTTAGTTCTTTAAACAAAAGAAGAAAAGAAGTTGAAGAAGAAGTACATAGAACATTCAAACCTAAGTGGGTCGATGTTAAAGAAGTACAACCTAAACTTAAAAAAGATGGTGAGCTTTCTAAATCTGGCTTATCTCCCATTGAATATGAGGAACGTGTTAAAACAAAAGACCTTACTCCTTTCATGAGAAAAGAATTGAAAGAGTTTAATTTAGGTTCACGTCAACAAATTGGAGATTATCTCAAAGACTTTGGATGGAAACCAAAACGTTTTACTCCAACGGGTCAACCTATTGTAGATGAAGGTACATTAAAACTAATAACTCATATACCAGAAGCTAATTTAATTGCTGAGTATTTATTACTACAGAAAAGAGCAGCTCAAGTTGAGTCTTGGATAGATGCTGTTGAACTGACAGGTAAAAAAGATAGTAGAGTACATGCTAGTGTTATAACATTGGGTACAATTACTGGTCGCATGTCACATAGAAGTCCTAACATGGCTCAAGTACCTGCTGTTTACAGTCCTTATGGTAAAGAGTGTAGGTCTTGTTGGACTGTACCAAGTGGATATAAACTTGTAGGTGTAGATGCAAGTCAATTAGAATTAAGAATGTTAGCACACTACATGGCTGACGAGGATTATATAAATGAAATTATTAATGGAGACATTCACACGACTAACCAAAACCTTGCAGGACTTGAATCAAGAGACCAGGCAAAAACTTTCATCTATGCCCTCATTTACGGGGCCGGAGATGAAAAGATTGGAAGCGTTGTTGAAGGAAACAGAGATGAAGGTAAGAGATTGCGAGAACGCTTTCTTAGTGGTAACCCTGCATTTAAATCTCTTAAAGGAAGGATTGAAAGAGCAGCAGGGAAAGGATTCCTCAAAGGGGTAGACGGTAGAAAAATATTCTTACGACATAAACATGCAGCGTTAAATACGCTACTCCAGGGTGGTGGTTCTATTCTTATGAAACAAGGGTTAGTCTTACTTGAAAAACTTTTAAAACTAAACACGATTGATTATAAGTTTGTTGCTAACATTCATGATGAGTGGCAGATAGAAGTCAAAGAATCTCAAGCAGAATTTACAGGTCAACTTGCTGTTGATAGTCTTATCAAGGCAGGTGAACATTTAAAGCTTCGTTGTCCTATGGATGGTGAATACAAGATAGGAGAAAATTGGAGTGAAACACACTAATAATTTTAAATGGAAATACACGGGTAGAGATTCTAATTACAAACCAAAATTTACAAGACAGCTAGAAGAACCTTTAGATTATGTTTTATCATTTTTAGACAGTAAAAATATTAAATATATTATTGGAAAAAGTAAAAGTTTAGCTATTTATAGTCGGTTACATAAATTTAGATATTACTACACTACAGGTAAGTGGTCACGAAATTCTGGTAATAAAAACATTAAAGTAAATAATAAAAAATATTATTTATCTAAAGGTATTGAAGATTTTTATGAAAGATTTTTTATTAAAAATTTAGAAAAAGAAAATAATATACCTTATATTAAAAAAATTGGTCTTAAAAATTATGGTTACCCTCGATATGAATATGATTATATTCGTACAGTAATTGGTGAAGATAAATCTAAAGCTAGAAATTTTTACTTACTTTACTATCATTACAAGGATGAAAAGTTTTGTCCGTTTATAAATAGAGAAGGTATAAAATGGATTCAAGATACAGATGAATATATTAACTTTGAAAAAAATAAAGATACTATACAAGCTTATGTTGATGTATTATTAAATAAAGGAAATTCAAATGAAACCCACTAAAGAAAACAGAAAAAAGTTTGATATAGACTTAGAGTATGGTACAATCAGAGAAGATAAAGTAGCAGAAATGCTTACCAATAAAAAGGTAGAAGTTAAATCTGAACGTGGCATGTGGATGAAGACGGGCAACATAGCAATTGAATATCAAAGCTATGGTAAACCTTCTGGTATCAAAGCAACTGAATCAGATTATTGGTTTCATAATCTTTGTATTGGAGATAATGAATATTGTACACTTGTTTTTAAGACTGATGTTCTTAGAACTATTGTTGATAAACTTGATACATTTAGAACTGTATCTGGTGGAGACCACAACGCAAGTCAAATGTACTTAATTAATTTACAAAAGCTTTTTTCATCTGATGTGATTAAAGCATTCAAGGAGTTTGAAGATGGCAAAAAAGAAAACAGTTGATACAGTTGTAGAGGATATTTACTCTACTATTTCAGCTCTAACCAAAGGCCAGGATATAAAACTAACTGATAAAGACTTAAAAGTGTTTGGTCAAGACATGGCTGATGCATTAAAACAATGGGCAACACCAAGAGGTGCAGATAAAATTAATGTTAATACTCTTCGTATGTCTAACATCGGTAAACCTCAACGACAGTTGTGGTATGATATGAACTTAAAGAAAGAAGGAATCACTGAGTTTGAACCTAGTACTTTGATTAAGTTTTTATACGGACACCTATTAGAAGTATTGGTTTTATTTTTCGTTAAACTATCTGGGCATAAGTTAGACTCACAACAAAAAGAAGTATCAGTTAGTGGTATCAAAGGTCACATGGATTGTAAGATAGATGGTGAAGTAGTAGATCT